TAGACGGTTATCGAATACTGAGGTACTGCCCCATCTTCGCTTGAATGCTGTTCGTAAACTTTGTATTGAGAACTGATTAAATCGAATTTGTCCGGATCATAGCCGGTTAGTTCTAGCATGGTACGTGGTGATTTGTCAGGTTCGTGTTTCAATCGCATTAACACGGTTGCTGTTTGAGTGCCATCATCTTCAGTTGATACCGTTTTGGTTTTAACTTGTGGTGATTGTGGAGCAACCGTGATATGGCGTTGCCGATAATGTTTAACTGCCGCACGTGATCTGCCCATTCGTTCCGCAATCTCGGAATCGCTTAATCCTAGTGTGACTAGTCGTGTAATTTCGTGTATCTCTTCGTCTGTCCATTTCATAGGCCGATAGTTTCCTTTGCTTGCATGAATTTAATGGTATATTCTCCGACTTCATGGTTATGTTTTAAATCGTTAAAATTAAATCCAGATAAAATTTTAAATCCATGTTCCGAAAATTTAAGCAACGGTTTAAAATCATACTTGCTATGAACGATAATTGATACTTCGTCATCGTAATTAAATGAAACAGGGATTTTGTTTTTGTAAGCAATGCCCATGATGATTTTCAGTTCTGCCGGTGAATATGAATAATTAATCATGTTTTAATCTCCTTACGATGAATACGATCAGTGCGATAATCCCAACGGTTCCAGCAACAGGCTTGAGTAACGGTTTAAACAGCCATGCAATGACACGCATAAAGATTAACGCCATGATGATAAATGATATAAATGTTGCCATGTTAATCGACCTCATTCAAGTCTTCGTCTTTAACAAACACGCCGGCAATCATCTTGCCTTTACGGCCTTTGATTGTGTCATACGCTTCTTTAATGCAATCTTCAAGATGAAGCCCGTTTTGCATTGCATAGATAGTTAATACAACGAAAATATCACCCAAACTGTCGATCTGTTTGTCTTGCCATTCTTTGTTATGAGCTTCAGCCAGTTCGCCAACTTCCTCAACAAGCTTGATTAGTTGCTTATCACTGTTTGATTTATCCAGACCACGTAACGTAGCCCATGCTTCGATTGATTTAATATAATCCATTTTTTGTTTTCTCCTATAAATATGACATAAGTTTACGCCCACAAAATGGGCAATAATTAATTTTTTTAACTTCTGATTTCCCATTAAAATTAAACGTTAACTCATTATAATAAACAATTCGTAATTCTAAATGTTCATTATCAATGATTGGCAATCTTCGACTGCAATACTTGCAACCTTTGCGCTTTTTAAACATACAATCACTTCTCCATCGCTTTGATATATTCAGCTATAAATATAAGCTGATGTTTATAGTTCATACCATAATAAGGTCGTTCAAGCCCTTCCGGCGCCAACCCCAAATCAACGGACTCGCATACATCTGCCAAACTCTCGAGCGGTTGCACTGAATCTTGACTTTTTACCGCTTGTAAGACCCATTCCAATAGTCCTCGTTCTTCGTTGGTTAATTTATTCATAACTACCCCTCCAGATTTAATTAATTCATCTGTGCTTTGATTCCCAATAATTCTTTTTATTAGTTAAATCATAGCGCCCCATGGAATAAAGCTGTGCCATTTTTGCAGCTTTACCATCTGTCGTGTTTAAATAATATGCTAGTTGGCGAACGATTATTTCTCCAGATAAATACTTTTTGATAACAGTTACTTCGTATTTATTAAGGTTAGCATATTCATTCCGGTAACACGGTTTGGACAGCTTGTGCATGTACGAACTTTCCCGTTTGTCCATTAGACTGACAGTCCCATATTTATTTTCCATTTTATGGACGTATTCTATAAGTTGCTTGAAGTCATCTTTCAAAATCCCAGCCCCGTTCTATATTTCACATTCAGTTCCTTAGCAACTTTTTTAGCCATCACCTTGGCTGATTGATCATTGCAAGTGACATAATCAGCGACATTAATGCCATTAAAAAGGGTGACGCCAGATACACGGCCGTTAGAATAAGGAGCAATAATGATTTCGTCATACGGGATCCCATAACTAATGATGGTATTTCTGAATTGTTTTACAATTTGCTTTAACTCCATTTTTTGTGTCCTCCTTTTCAAGCAATGTGTTAACGTATTTCACCAGCTCATTCCAAGAAATACCGTACTCCTCCTTTAGTGCTTTTAGTTTTAGATATTGTTCATCGTCCATGCGAATGCTAGGCGTGATAGATTTCTTTGCCATTTTTTGTTTCCTCCTTTATCTGATAAATATAGTATACGTGGTACTGTGCAACACGTCAATAGGAAATAATAAAAAATCCCGATAAATTAATATCGGGATAATAATTAATGTGCTTGGTGAGAACTTTAATATATGTGATTGGTGTGGAATCGAACCACGCACGGATTCAAACCGTCCTTCTTCTGGCAGATCATCACCAGTTACAATCACACGTTATACAGTTTTGGCCCTCATGAGTAGCCATGCTGCATAACTATATCGCTGGCAGGAGTCGAACCCGCATTCCTTTGTGGCTTACCAATTAGCCCACAGCGATTACCAATCTGTCAATATAAATAATATATTAAGACTGACATTAATACAATAGATATCCGGCATGTTTTCGGTTTATTTTTAACCATATACGTTGCGAATAGCGCCCATACTGCTGAAAAAATAAACGATAATATAAAAAGCATTTGCCACCCCCTATCATTAACAGGCCTGTGCCAATTGACTTAATAGCCATTCTATTACTTCATCTGATTAACTCATTTTTAACCCTCCGCTAATATCCCATGATTTCAACCGCTGCCATAGCCACTAACGTGATTAACGCATTAACAATAACAAGCAACAGTGGCGACTTGTATTTGCGCATTAATAATGCAATAGCGTTAAATGTGGCGATAAACGAAACATACTCAACCATAATTTTCTCCTCCGTATTTTATGCAAATAACGCGGCTCCCAACGCAATCGGCAATGCAGATTCTAGGAACATTTTACGTGCTAAAATTTTATATCCTGATTCTGATTCAACCGCTGTAATTGCCATTAAAAAGTTGCTGATGGTGATTAAAAATATAATTGCAACTATAATTAATCTTCTAACCATTTTCGACACTCCCAATCAGTTTGTCTAAATACCAACGTGCTTTATTAAGATCCTCTAACCGTTTACCCTTGTACGGTGCACGATCAATATATTTGTACACGTTGAACAACAGTCCGCCTTGATACGCATTCCAATCACTATTTTCAAGGTGTTCCTTGATGCCATCAATCGTTTCACGGCCGCCGTGATTATAATGTGATGGGTGGTCAATAGCTTCGTTAGAGTTTTTAGACAGTTTGTAAGTGTTGTCTTCTATCATACTGTCAATTTTTTCAATTAAATTGTCAATTTCTTTAGTGCTAAAACCATCATCTGAATTTTCAACATAAAATCCGTTCACGACTGTATGCAATTCACCGTTAAAATCACTGACAATCATGTCAACGCCACTTTTGCTTGGCACACAAGCGTACATATATCCAATCATTTCAGAAATAACATATGGCTTATCTCTAAACTTTTTACCGTCAAGTTCAACCATATTATCAGTCACACCAGTAATCAAACGCCATCTGCCGTCTGTAAATGGAACATACAATCCTACATATAAAGACAATGGGTCATACATATATCCTATCATTTTAGTTTCTGTTTGCTGGCGCATATCAATAGCCGTGTAAAAGCTATGGTTAGATCGTAAAAGTTTACCAGATTGGTCGCGCCAGTATTTTTCGGTACATGAATTATAATCAATGCAACTTTTTACTTTTTTCTTTGAATCGCTTCCTCGCACAATGACCGTGTCAAAATTCTTAGCTGCGATTCCTGGAATATACTTACGAGTACCAACATAATTATACCAATTTGAACTTGGTACTTTCACAAGTAATTCACCATTATTATCTTTTAAAGCTTTCATCGTTTGTCCTCCAATATTTTCAATTCATCTCGCACGATTTTAACGGCTTCGTCCGCGCTGCGAGCTACCCCATAAATTGCGCATTTATCTCGTAAAAATTTAGCAAAGTTAATCTGATCTTTACGTCTACGGCCGGATGGCGTTTTTACTTCGATAAAATAAATTTTACCATTCTCTGGCTTAAAACCCATAAGATCAGGGAATCCAGAAGGTAATCCCGTATCAAAGAACCGTCCGTCGGCAGTTTTAACCTT